GTTTGCTAAAAAAGGTGGTGGTCATCACTCTGCACATATACATTGGAATCAACACGTATCAGGATTTTATTTTTTAAAGTGCAGCGATAAAACATCATACCCAATTTTTCACGAACCAAGAACTGGGGCAAGAGCTACAAAATTAAAAATGAAACCAGATCAAAAAGGTGTATGGCCAGGTGAAGAACTTATAAACTTTAAACCTATACCAGGTACATTAATTATATTTCCAGGATTTTTAGAACACGAATATGCAGTCGATTACGGCATAGAACCATTTAGATTTATACATTGGAATATACAAGCGATACCAAAAGAAATGGCTAAAAATGTTTAAGATAAAGAAAAATACTATAAGTAAAAAAAAATTAAACAATTTTATTAACAGAATATCAAATAGTTATTTTCCTTGGTATTTACAAGATGAAATAAATGAGTTTGATAAATCTGGTTATGGATATTTTACACATTCTTTATTTTTAAATAATAAAATAAATAGTTCTTTTTATGAATTAATTATGCCAGATATAATCAAAAGTCTTAATATTAAATCTTTACTTAGAGCAAGATTAAATTTGTATCCTAAAACATCTAAAACTATTAAACACGCTTATCATGTTGATTATGAATTTAAACATACATCTGCTGTTTATTTTATAAATACTAATAATGGGTTTTTGTTTTTTAAAAATCCGTCAAAAAAAGTTAAACCTGAAGCTAACAAATGTGTAATTTTTGATGGTGCACATTTTCACTCTAGTTCATCTTGTACTGACAAAACTAATAGAATTACTTTAAATATAAACTATGAGCTTTAAAAAAAATAAATATACAGTTATTCGTAAAGCAATATCAAAAGACCTGGCGGCTTTTATTGCAAACTATTTTAGTATGCAAAAACAAGTATACGATACTTGTAGAGCACAAAGATATATTTCTCCATTCGAAAATATTATAGGTCAATATGAAGACGCTAATGAACAAATACCAAATACCTATAGTCAGTATTCTAATATTGCTATGGAAACTTTATTGTTAAAATGCCAACCTAAAATGGAAGAAGTAACAGGATTAAAGTTATACCCTGCATACACTTATGCAAGAATATATAAAAAAGGTGATGAACTTAAAAGACACAAAGATAGGTTTAGTTGTGAAATATCTACTACTATGAATCTTGGTGGTGATCCTTGGCCAATATATTTAGAGCCATCTGGTAAGGAAGGTAAAAAAGGAATTAAAGTAGACTTAAAACAGGGAGACATGTTAGTTTATTCTGGCTGTGAACTAGAACATTGGAGAAATAAATTTAAAGGTAAGGAATGTGTTCAAGTTTTTTTGCATTACAACAACCGTAAAACACCTGGGTCTAAAGAAAATATGTTTGATAAAAGACCACATTTAGGACTTCCATCTTGGTTTAAAAGGTAGTATATTATAAAAGAGGCAGTGGACACCACCACATACCACCCACTGTCTCTTTTATAATATTTGAATAACTATGTTACAGAAACTTAATTTTAAACCTGGTTTTGATAAAATGGTAACTGAATCTGGTGCAGAATCACAATGGATAGACGGTGATTTTGTAAGATTTAGATATGGACTACCTGAAAAAATAGGGGGTTGGTCACAACTTACTAATTCTAATAACACATTACCAGGTGTAGCAAGAGCACAACACGCGTTTGCTGCTATAAATGGTGAAAAATATGTAGCCATAGGAACGTCACAAGGTTTGTTTTTATATTATGCAGGTGAGTTTTTTGATATTTCTCCTTTAGATGATGGTATTACAGGAGCTACCTTTAATGCAACATCCGGTTCTGCTACAGTTACAGTAAATAAAACATCACATGGTTTATTAGCTGGAAGATACATAACTTTTTCATCAGTTACTGTTCCAACAGGATCCGGTTACTCACCAACTGATTTCACAGGAAATACATTTGAAATACAAACTACAAATTTAGGGTCAAATAGTTTTGAAATTATTATGCCGTCTAACTCAGCTGGAAGTACGTCTGGAACTGGTTCAGCACAAATTGATCCATATGAAATAGTAGGTCCAACGTTTCAAACTGCTGGATTAGGTTGGGGAACATCTACTTGGGGATCAGGCACATGGGGAACTGCTAGTACAACTAGTTCTGTAATATTAGATCCAGGTTTATGGTCATTAGATAATTTTGGTCAAATACTTGTTGCAACTATTCACAACGGTAAAACATTTACATGGAACGCAGGAGTAACAAATCCTAGAACAAACAGAGCAGCTATTATGTCTGGTGCTCCTACTAAATCAAGATTAACTCAAGTATCCGATAGAGATAGACATGTGTTTCATTTTGGAACAGAAACAACAATCGGTAGTTCAACAACTCAAGATCCAATGTTTATTAGATTTTCTGATCAAGAAAATTTTAATGTATACCAACCAACAGCAATTAACACTGCTGGAACATTTAGATTAGATAAGGGTAATGAGATTATTGGGGCTGTATCGGGTAAAGATTATACTTTAGTGTTAACTGATACATCAGCGTATGCAATTCAATATGTTGGACCACCGTTTACATTTAGTGTTAGACAAGTAGGTACAAATTGTGGATTGATTGGACAAAACGCATTAAGTTATTCTAATGGTATTGTTTTTTGGATGTCAGGTGAAGGTGGATTTTTTATGTTTGATGGTACTGTAAAATCTATTCCTTGTGAAGTTGAAGACTTTGTATTTAGCACAACAGGAAATAATTTAGGAATTAATCAAACTTCAAGTCAATTAGTTTATGCAGAACACAATACTTTATATAATGAAATTAATTGGTTTTATGCTAAATTTGGATCTCAACAAATTGACAGATGTGTTACCTATAATTACGCAGAAAATGTTTGGACTACTTCTTCATTAGCTAGAACTAGTTATATAGATCAAGGACTTTTTGATTTGCCCTATGCAACAGAATACAATAAAACCTCTCTACCTAATTTTCCAATTCAAGGTATAACAGCAACATATGGTGCATCTACTTACTATGAACATGAAACAGGGACCGATCAAGTAAATAGTTCCGGCACAACATCAATTGATGCGTTTATACAATCTGGAGATTTTGATATTACTAACTCTAATAACATTGCTAATTTACAAGGAGATGGTGAATTTACAATGTCTGTAAAAAGGTTTATACCTGATTTTCAAGTATTAACAGGTAATTCTAAAATTACTTTGTTACTAAATAATTATCCAAACAATACAGCTACAAGCTCACCACTTGGCCCCTTTACAGTTACTTCCTCTACTGATAAAATAGACACTCGTGCAAGAGCAAGATTAGTAGCACTTAAAATAGAAAACGATGCAGTTGGAGAAACTTGGCGTTATGGTACTTTTAGATTAGATGCAAAACCAGATGGACGTAGATAATGGCTAAAGTATCCGCATATATACCTGAACCTAAACAAGAGTATGATGTAGAAAATCAAAGACAAATTTTAGAATCTCTTGCAACAGTAAAAAATCAACTTAATTTTTCTTTTCAAAATGATTTAAAAGAAGAAATAGATGCATATAATTATTTTTTAACATGACAATACAATATAAAAATCAAGGTTTTAAACAAACTGATACAGCTAAAGCAACGGTGCTTACTTGTCCTACTGATGGGGCAATTATAGTTAAAAGTGTTTATTGTGCAAACAACGATGCATCATCCGCTATTTTAGTGAATATGAATTTTGTTGACTCATCTGATTCAAGCACTGAATATGAATTTTTTAGAGATGATATAGCGGCTAAATCACAAGTGAATGCTTCACCTCAAGGCTTGAATTTAGAAGCAGGTGATGCTATAACGGTACAAGCAGCTACAGGCAGTAATAAAATACAGGGCCTGATAAGTTATGCTTTAATAGACAGGTCACAACAAAATGGATGATATTTTAAAAATAGATTGTACTACAACAGTAGTGTTGAGAAATACTAGAACAAATAAAATATATAAAGACGAAGCAGAGAAAGAAGCTGATATAGCTGATCCTAATACTGAAACAGTTGCAGAGCATATTGCTCAAGATTTAACAGTAGAGGTATCTCCGAAAGGATTGAATGTTTTACAGAAAGTTATGAATGAAAATAAGAAATCAAACACCTAAAGGTGGAACTGAATTACAATTAAGTTTTTTAAATAAATACGTAGATCAAAGTTTATTAGACAAAGTTCAAATTTGTACTTCAATACCAGGTAAAGTTCCATTAGATCCCAACAAAGTAAATATACTTTGGCAAAAAAATTCTTACGATCAACCAAATCTATATCCTTGGTTTAAAAATAAAGCTAATCATCATAAGTACGATTGGTATGTATTTAATTCTCATTGGAATCATGAAAAATTTAGAATGATGTTTGGTTTACCTACTGAAAAATGTATTGTTATAAAAAATGGTGTAGATAAAATAGAACAATCAAAACCTTATGAAAAAGGACAACCTATAAAAATTATACATCAAAACACTCCTTGGAGAGGTTTATCTGTATTACTTGGTGCAATGCAGTTAGTTAAAAACCCATTAATTACTTTAGATGTATACTCTTCTTGTGAAGTTTATGGCAAAGATTTTATGAATAAAAATGATAAAGATTACAAAGCTCTTTACGATCAAGCAGAGTCTTTACCTAATGTAAATTATATTGGTTATAAATCTAACGAGTATATTAGAGAAAATATAAAAAATTATAACATGTATGTTTACCCCAGTATATTTGAAGAAACTTCTTGTATATCTTTGCTTGAAGCAATGTCTGCCGGATTGTATTGCGTATTAACTAACTACGGAGCTCTTTTTGAAACAGGTGCAGAATTTCCAATGTATATTCCTTATGATAGTAACTACAAAGCTTTAGCTGAAAAATTTGCTTATGGAATAGATGCTGCAGCTGCAACACTTCATGAACAAGTAATACAAGACCATTTAACTTCACAATCTTGCTATACACAGTTTTATTATTCTTGGAATAAACAAGCTGTTTCATGGACTAATTTTTTACAGGGAGCAATCAATGCCAAAGCCAAATGAACCTATATGGTTTAACCAGGACAAAACAGTAACTCCAAATGGAGATACTTACCAAACAATTAAAACTAACAGAATAGAAAATAACGTAACCGAAATAAATATAGGAGAACAATCACCATATAAAATAATGGTGTGCACTCCTTGTCATAGTGACGTTAGCATGCATTACGTACAAGCTGTATTAAAATTTCAACAAGCATGTTGGGCTAAAAAAATACAATGTAGCTTTACATTGTTAAAATCATCTTTGGTTACTCAAGGTAGAAATCTATGTGTTGCAGAAATGTTAAATCATCAAGATAATTATACTCATTTATTATTTATTGATTCGGATATTGATTTTAATGCTGAAACTATTTTTAAAATGTTAGAGTTTGATAAAGATATTATTGGGGTACCTTATCCTATGAAGATATTAAGTTGGGATAAAATATGGA